GTGCCAGGACGGATGGGCGTCCAGTCAACCGTGTAACACTTCGTGAGGTCGGTGGAGTTCGACGCGCTGGTGATGTAGCCCGTCTCACCCTGGATCAGTTCGTCCGCATCGGCGTCGCGGTCAGAGGCGCCCTGCGTGGCACGCCACATGGGAGCGCCCTGCGGGATGCGTCCTTTGCGCCGATCGGTGACGATGTCCATGTAGACGATCTGTGACACCGGGCCCGCCATCGGTTGGACGCTGACCAGTTGATCGATCACATCATTTTCCGCCATGTTGGCGATGATGGGAAAGATCCACTTGTCGAAGGTCCCGAGGTTCTGGGTGCGGGTGACTTCGTCGAGGCGGCCGAACTTGCGCCGAGCGTTTTCCAGCAAGATGGCAGCGTAAGGCTGCTTCTCCGGTGGCATGTGCTCGACGAGGTCCTTCCAGCCTTTGGCGTTCCAAAGACCACGAGGGTCGTCTTCGTTAACACCAACGGCCGTGCGAGCGAGGTGAGCACCCCACTCGTAGATCTCCGTGGTGTTGCACGTTCGGCCACCGTCAGAAACCAATTCAGGGCGGCCTTCCTGTGATAGAATAACCATATATGGTAGTTTTCTTTTGTTTGTTGCTTGTGGTTTACGCGGCAGCCGTGGAGGCCTCCGTCAATTTCTTCCCGTCAGGGTGTGAATCCTCGAAGAGTCGCCGAGCGATGCCGATGCTCGATTTCAGCGACCCAGGAGAGCGAACCACCGAGGCGACCTTCGGTTGGACAAGGGCCGTCATCGTGGCAGCCTGGGTTTGGGTCGCGCCTTTGGACTCGTTCAGCGGCTGAGCGGCTGTGGCTGTGGCAGCTGCAGTGGCAGCTGCAGTGGTGGCAGCCGTGGCACCTTCGGTCACCGTGCCAGTCTTTCCAGCAGTGGCTTCCTTGTGAGCCTTCTCTGGGAAGATCGCCTCGCGGATGTCGGCGACATCGTCCGGGTGCTGGCACTCGGCGAGTTTCTTCGTCAGGTCGGGGTCGACCTTGAAGGCCGGGTTGGCCCGCTGGGCCTCACCGATCTCGAGTTCGACCACACGCTGGCCGAGCTCAGTCGTGTTGGACTTCCAGCGCTCACCCATGTCGTCCAGACACTGGCAGGCCAGGTTATACTTGCTCTCATACAGGCGAGCCAGCCCTTCCAGCCGCTTGGCCTCATCCTGCCAGGCCCGCACAGCTTCCATCAGCTTGGTGTTGACGGCAGAGATCTTGGTGTTCTTCTGGATCGCCTCGGTCAACTGAACCTGGAACTTCTTGGTTGACTCGACGACGGCGTTGAGGACAGACAGCGCTTTCTGCCGCTCGGTCAAGAGCCGGGAGCTTTCGGCGCGGGGTTGCGTGATGGCCTGGTCCCAGGTAGCCTCCACCTCTTCGATGGCCTTGTGGAGCTGCTGCGCCTCGTAGGAACGAGTAGCATCCTCAGCTAGCCACTTGGCTGTCTCATTGTGGAGTCCTCGAAGCTGGGCCCGCGACTCCGTCAGTTGCGCAGGCGTCTGCTTCCTGGGATCAAAGGCCGCGATGCTATTCAGTTTTTGACGAATCGCGTCCATAGTGATTTTTTCTGTTAGTGGAGCACTTGACGCAGCTCCGACCGCGCCGGGCTTTGGCTGGGCCTGACCCGAAATTGTCTTGGACTCCCGAACCACAACAACTGACACTGGACTGAGTGACCCGGCAGCTGCCTCCTTGGCGGCTCTCTTTGAGTTAAATTCGGCCTCCAACTTGGTCAGCTCCTCTTTCGGGAGCATGCTGGCCTTCTTGGCCAAGGCGTCCCGCTCGTCCTCACTGAGGTTACTCCAATCGCGCTTGTAGTCATGCTCGGCCAGCGCCTTATAGACGCACCACATGTTGATGCCCTGCACAGTGGTTGAGGAGGCTTGGGCCAAAGAAGGTGTAGAGGATGTTGATGGTGGGGAAGCTTGAAGAGGTGGGGCTGACTCACGCAGCGCCGTTGGCCTGTTGCTCGTGCTCTCAGTCGCCGTGGCGGCCTCAAGCTCGCACTGCTTGAAGGATGGGTGGAAGACAGCGTCCCAACCCTCACAGACATAGTCTTCCTGGACGATGTCATTCCCATTGACGCTCTCGAGGGAACCATAGCCGCGGCTGGAGACAAGTGGGTTGAAGCCAGCCTCGACAAGCGCCCGGAGCTTCAAGCCCTCCGGCGTGTTGATGATCAGGATCTCACCGCTGACCTCGCCGTTCTCAAGTAGCTTGGCATCGATGAGGAGGTGAGAGATGGGAGAGTTGAGGCTGACCTGGCCGTCTTTGGGGTGCTCGAGGAGCCCGACCGAGCGGTTGCGCTTGATCAACTCCATCAGGCGGGAGCCAGTTTGAAACTGACGCTCCCACACCTTCCTTGGATATATGCGGTTATTTCCGTTCAGGGTATCGCACAGGGAAAGCCGGCCGGACATGCGGAGAAAACTCCGGCCATTGACGATGGGGCTAGTGCTCTCTGCGATTGACTGCCGATCGACTACGAACTCGCCGATCGTGTCCTCAAGCAAGATTTTCTTTCCCACAGAGGATAAGTGATCCCCACGGCTAAAAATCCGGCTGAACCCCAATTACGCCACTCTAGGCGATGAAGATCAACACATTGTCGCCAGATATTGCACGGCCCTAAGCTGTAGAGTCAAGGGCAGGGTCAAGGATAGTTCGCCGAGGCAGCCGAGGGTTGGCGATGACCACCGTCTGTGGCTTTGGAAAGTTCCAACAGTAGTCAAGCACGGTCTCAAGCTTCTCCACGTCCCCACCACGTTCCCTAAACCACTCCCTGACCTCATCTGGCTCCAGCTCCTCAGTTCGAGGAGGGGTGTGGTCTGGGAGAGTCAGCGTGAAATACTCTGAAAATGGCTCTCGCAGCAGTATGACCCTGATCGGCGCCATGTCTAACCTACAAGTTCTCTTGAAAATGAGCAACTCCGTCATTGCCATCCTGACCTTCAATCGCCTGGGCATCTTGCAACGGACGTTAAAGACCATGGCCGAACACGTCAACCATGGCGCCTACCCAATTGCCATCTTCGATGATGCCTCAAACTTGGACAACACGACCGAGTGGCTCAAGGGCCTCCCAAGGGCTGACTTTGCGGAGACACCGCGCCCAACGGTGACATCACTTACGACTCCACTTGACCATGACCTGGAGACCGAAAGCTTCCTTGTCAACTGCTACGGGATGTTGGCGGAGGTCTTTCTAGGCCGGTCTAACCTTGGGGTTGCTGGCAACTGGGCCATGTCTAACCTACAAGTCAAATAAAAGCAAGTTGCAATTCTGGATTTTGAACAATTACAACTGGTTTAGCCAGATTAAAATGCTGTGTCAGTCTGGAAACCCAATTTGAAAATTCCTCAATAGTCATATCTCTCTTAGCGTAATTGCACCGTTTACAACATGGACAGACATTCCCAATCTCATACCCTTTGGAATTGTCCAATCGATCAACCCCATTATATTTGACAACTCCTTTATAGTCCATGCTCTTGGAACCCCACCTTCTTTGATTATTGTGGCCTAATTCTGGTGATTGGCCACAATAGTGACAATTTTGGGAGATGATTCCACAAAATTGTTCAAACGTCAAATCAAACAGAAGGCCACGCTTTACGGCGTTTACAGAGTAATAGTTGTAAATTGAACGAACATGACTTCTCCCTGGATCTAGTCCTCTTGGGACTAGATCCAAAACTTCTTTAAGATAACACCCACAACTCACTATTCGCCCACTTGTCAGATGTTGAGTTCTTACATCCGTGCAGTTTCCATCAACGCATCGGCATCTCCACATGGTATATCCACCAGTTCGTGTCTTAACAGACCTTGCACGGTGCAACACGGTCAATCGACCAAATACTTTTCCAGTAAGGTCAAGAGCTTTCATGGTTTATCTACATACCAGTGGTTTATGAAGACATTGATTTGCATTTTGACATTCAACCGACTTGGCATTCTTCAAAAAACCTTAACTAGCATCGTCAAGTTTACCCAATTCCCAATTGCAATCTTTG